CTTGATGCTACTGTTGGCGGTGCAAGTGCCAATACTTATATAACCCTTGATGATGCAAACGCTATCATTGAAGGTTTTGTTCTAAGTGATGACAATGCCGCTTGGGATAATTCAACAACTGATAATAAAAACAGGGCATTGTTTACGGCAGCCCAGAGAATAGATAGAGAAAAATTTTTAGGAGCAAGAGTAAGTGATACACAGGCTTTAGAATGGCCTAGATCAGGAGTTAGAAAACCAGATACATATACAAACCTTTATGGGTTATCTTTTCCAAATAGATTAGTTGCTGATTATTATACTGATACAGAGATTCCAGATAGAGTAAAAAAGGCTCAAGTCGTTTTGGCAGTTTATTTGAATAATAATAGAAATGGTTTAGAGCTTAGTGGGTTGGAAGATTTTGCGGCTGTAAGTGTTGGTAATATAAACGTAACACCAAGATTCTTTGGTGCTGTAGGGATTGATCGTATTCCGCCAATAGTTGATCATTACCTCATGGGTATTAGAATAGGCGGAAGAGCAAATTTATCTATCAAGAGGTCTTAAATGTACGGCTACGACTATCCAGCAGCAATAATCATCACTAATACTGCAACACATACTGGCAGATTTGGTAAGGTTCACGCTTTAAAAGATTCAGAAGCTACTTTTGTCGCTGAGAACATTACAGAGAATGGATCTGCAACTATTAATGGAATAGAAATGAAAGCCTCAACTGAGGTTTGCGGTGTTATTACAAGTATCACTCTTGCAAGTGGACAAGTTATTGCATATAGATTATGAGCCTTGTTAATGCACTAAAAAAGGCGGCTAGTGCTTCATTGAAAAAGCTTGGCGGTGATGTAACTATTAGGCAAGTAACGGCTGGAAGTTATAACACCACAACAGGAGCTATTACTGAGAGTACATCTGATACAACTATTAAAGGTGTTGTAAGTAATGTTGCACGAAATGAGGTAAATGATTTGATTGAGTCACAGGATAAAAGGCTGACTATATCTGCTGGTGATCTTACATTTGCACCCACTACAAAAGATAGAGTTGTTATTAGTAGCGTTGAATTTAAAATTATTCAAGTTATAACGAATGAACAAAATAATACTGCTGTAAGCTTTGATCTTATCTTGAGGTAAACATGGCTAGAGAAATAAAACTTACAGAGATAAA